AACTGGGTGCTACGGTCACGAAGGGCAGCGCGATCACTGTCCCGGCAGCCAACACAGTACTTGCCGAGATCGGCACGCACTCAGAGGGTACGGCAACCCCGTGGGCTGGCTACATCAAAAAGGTCAGGATGCGCGACGGCATCGATGGAACGTTGGTGCTCGACCCCGACTTCACGGACCGGGTGAACATCGACGCTGACGTGAGCACGTATGACGATCCGGTCGGCAATACGTGGACGTTCAACCGGAGTGGTACGGGCCAGGTCACGCACATTGTTGACGCGCCCAAGCTCGTGCCGACCACGGACGACTACCTAGAAAAAGCCGACCACGCTGATTTCGACATCACGGAGACGGACGACTTCACCGACATCGTAGTGATCCGTGCGTTCGATGTTACGCCCGCCGCCGACATGGCGATCTCGTCGAAGAAAGCCAATCTCACGACGGGCGCAGGGCACGCGGTCTATCTCGATACCACCGGGGTGGGAGCGGCCCTAATCGCGGATGGCACCAACGCACCCGAGGACCTGTCCACCGCCCTGTCTGATGGCGTGTTGGTGGCGATCACCTCGCGCCGTGATACGGGTGCCGACGAGATCGAGGCCCTGGAAGATGGTGTTGGCTCCGGCTCACCCACCACAGACAGCACGACAGCTACCCTCGCGAACGCCGAGGTGTCCCGCTTGTTCCGGCTCTCAGGTGCCGGTACCAGCTACGGTACGTATGAGTTCATCGGACGCGCCTGGTTCAAGGGCACAGCAGTCAGTGACGCCGATGTCGTATCTATTGGCACCGAGATCATCACGGAGAACCTGGCCGCACCGCCGTCAGCCGTTGTCTATGAACTCGACGCCGCATCTGCGGGAGAGGCCACGGTCACGGCAGATGTATTCCGCCAGGCCCACCGAGATGCTCAGGCCGATGGTCAAGCGGTCACCACTGTCAGCTTGGCCATCATCCGCGCCCTGCAGGCTCAGGCGGCGGGAGAGGCGACGGTCACGGCGACAATCACCGAGGTCGAGGGCACCGTCACCGGCACCGGGGCCGGCAAGTACGCACCGGAGCATGCAAGCGCCTTGGCTGACATTGCAGCGGCAACAGGTTTCGCCACCGAGCACGCAAGCGCCTTGAGGGACCTGGCCGACGCGGGGGTATAACTATGGCCATCACATTCACTCGGGTCCGGCAGACGCACACTCCGTCCACTGAGACGTTGGTGCCGGTCACGACCACCATCACCGGCTCGGCCATCCAGGTAAAAGCCGATCCGCAACGGTATCAGGCCCAAGGGTTGAGTGTGAGCACCATGCCGACGCTCTTATTCACACCGACCAGCTACAACCTCAAGGCGTACACGGACGAATTTGTCGCGCCCGGCGATACCGTGCCATGGAACAGCGAGACGTACACGGTCAGGGACGTCGAACCCGTTGCCCCTGATGGGGTGGTCATCGTCGCTCGCATTGTGATAGGCAAGTGAGTCCGGCCGAACTTGCGTTCCAGGCCAGGCTCCGGCGTGAGGCCGCACGGATGACGCCTGAACTCGCGCGCCGGTACCTGGAAGCCTACCGGCTCATCCGCGAATCGTTGACCGACGCCGAACTAGCCAGTGCCATCCGCTCGGGCTCGGTCGAGCGGCTGTTGATGGAGCTCGTGAGCAATGAAACGCTCGACCCCTCGTTGCTCCGGCTGCGCTTGAGGCTCGACCAGACGCTGATGGATGTAGCGCGTCGTGAGGCAGGCCATCTGCCGTCGTGGATGAAGCCGGTCGTATTCGACGCGCTGAGCCCGCATGTGCTCCAGGCGGTTCGTTCATTCGATGGGGCAGCAATCGCCTCGTTACGTGAGGAGGTACGCCAGACGGTACGCGAGACGGTCGAGCGTGGCCTCGGGGCTGGCCTCAACCCCCGCCGCATTGCACGCGACCTCAAGGGCTCGATCGGGCTGGGTGCCCAACAGGCCGAGGCCGTAGCGACGTTCCGCGAGCAACTGCTGAGTGGCGATCGCGCGGCACTGCAACGGGCACTGGGCAAGGGCGTCATCCGGCGACCTGACGGCTCGACCATCGTGCGTGCGGCCCATGCCGGAGGCCAGGGGCTCACCAAAGCCCAACTCGCTACACTGGACCGGCTCCTCGGCCGTGAGGCCATCCCACGCGCCCGGGTCGAGCGTATGGTCGAAGCCTACCGCAAGCGGCTGATCGCCTGGAACACCGAGGCCCATGCACGTACCGCGACACTCCAGGCGCAGAAGCTCGGCCATCGGCTGGCCTGGGAGGACGCGATAGAACGTGGTGTTGTTGCACGCCACGACCTGCGGCGGCGGTGGTTCACCAACCTTGACGGTCGCGAGCGGCCCGAACATCACAACATGCATGGCGAAACCGTGGGCTTTGACGAACCATTCAGCAACGGCGAAATGACGCCAGGCTCCAGTACGTTCAACTGCCGGTGCCTGGCGCGTGTTTTCGTCTCGCGGGCAGCAAGGGCCGCATGAGTCGCGCCGAGCGTCGTCGAGCCGAGCGAGCCCGTCAGAAGGCGGCGAAGAAGAATGGCGCTGACCCGTTAATGGCTGGTGGCACGATCGTGCTCCAGAACCCGGTCGGCAAGCAGTTCGAGTCGTTCATCGCCGGCAATGCCACCGTCTGCGAGCGGGTGGTCGAGGCGAACAGCGCGGAGGGGCAGCATCTGGTACTCTGTGGGGCCGGACCCTCACTGGCCGAGCACGCGAGCGAGTGGTGTCCCAAGGCCGATCAGATATGGGGCTGCAACTCCGCGCTTGTCTGGCTGCATGACCACGGCCACGCGCCCACCCACGCGTTCACGGTCGATCAGACGCCGGCCATGGTCCGGGAGTGGTGGAGCGCGCCTGACGTCGAGTATCTGGTAGCTTCCAGCATTCATCCCAACCTCGTGCAGTACCTCATGGACAAGGGCCGCTCGCTGACGTTCTTCAACAACTACGTCGGCATCAAAAGGCCGCCAGTCGCCTATTGCGCGTGCGGTCATGATGCGGTGCAGCACGAAGATGGCTCGTGTACGGTCGAGCATTCGGAGGCTGACGGGGTTGAGGTGTGCGAGTGCGAGGAGTACAGCGAGCGGGTGATGGGCTACGAAGACTGGCTCTATGCGGTTCTCTACCCGCCGACCATCCGAGCGGGCAGCGGCCTCAACAGTGTGACCCGTGCCATTGATGTCGCGTATTTCATGGGCTTCGAGACTATCACCGTCCTGGGTGCCGATTGCGCGCTCAAGATCGAGCGGCCTCTCGCTGCTGGCGTCCAAGCCGGCTCGGACGAACACCGGCGGTGGCTCGAGGAGGATGTGGTGATGCACGCTGACGGGGGTCACGCCATGGCGTCCGGGGCGACGAGCGTCACCCTGGGCGGTGAGATCGACGGCCGCTGGTGGGAGACCAAGCCCGACATGGCCATCAGTGCGGTCTGGCTGGTCGAGATGAAACACAAGATGGGCGAGCAACTCCATCTGGTCGGTGATACGCTACCCAATGCGCTCATGGACAAGCCGGCCGAGTTCCTGCAACGGCTGCCGACACTGACGAGTATGATGGGCGAGACGGTTCGTCCGCCTTGACTATGAGAGCGTCACGCGCCTAAATTCGTGGTGACATAGGCAGCACCAGAGGTCCACGAGGCCCTGCCTCTCCGCAAGGGGAGGTCGGGCCTTTGTTGTTGTACCATGGCGTAGGTGGGGCCTGCGCCGACACGGGTGGAGCCCGTGTTCAGGTGGAGATGTAGCACATGGCGGACGGCGAGGGCGAGGGCACGACGTTCACGCAAGAGGAGTTGGATGCCAAGGTCGCCGAGATCACCCGGGGGCTGAAGGAAAACCAACAAAAGGCCATGGATCAGGTGGCCGAACTCAGGGGCAAGCTCAAGGGCTTCGAGGGCATCGACCCTGAGACCTACAAGACACTGGTCACGGCACATGAAGAGAGCCAGCGCAAGCAGGCGGAGGAAGCGGGTGATTTCGCAGCCCGCGAAAAGCAACTCGTCGAAAAGCACACGAAGGAGTTGGACGCGTTGAAGGCGGAACTTGCTGAGGAGCGAGGTGCCACGGAGCGGTACTTGATCGATGCGAGTGCTACAAGCGCGCTCGCAGAGGCCAAGGGCTCGCCCAAGGTTCTTCTCCCTCACATCAAGGCACACACGCGCATCTTCAGGGAGAACGGCGAGCGAGTGGTACAGGTGGTCGACGAGCGCGGCAATCAGCGTATCACCGATGGCAAGGGCACGCCCATGACCATCGGCGACCTGATCGACGAGCTCAAGGCCGACCCCGATTTCGCCCGGAACTTCGAGGGCAGCGGGAGCAGTGGAGGTGGGGCCTCCAGGTCCACCGGTGGGGCCGGTGGGAGACACGTCGTTGCGGCCGATGACAACGACGCCTTCATCGCCAACCTGGAAGCCATAGCCAAGGGTGAGGTGGAGGTCGCTTAACCGGCCGCTACACCCGGCCCCGGTCAAACTCCGGGCCACCGACATAAGGAGTATGACCCGTGGCGAACACGCTCACCAACGTCATCAACAAGCTCCTGGCGCAGGGCGTCATGGCCCTCCGCGAGAATGCGGTCATGCCGCAGCTCGTGAATCGCGCCTACGAGTCCCTGGCCTCTCAGCGGCCGGGCAACGTCATCAACGTCCCCATCCCGAGCGCAATCACGGCGCGCACGGTGAC